CATTCTCGCCGCGATCAGCATTTAGCGTAACCATAGTTGGCTGTAACTCTGGGTAATTTGGAGCAGCGATCAGATTGAACGCATTGTCCTCATCACGGATATCAGTGTTAGTTGCCACTACTGCATTAAGTGCCTGAACTACCATAGCACGTTGAGCCTTACGACCCATGTATGGAGAGCCATTGGATTGATTACCGCTGACCGTTACCCATGCATCTTTTTGTGTTGGTAACGACTCACCAGGGAAATTAGCATTACTGAAGTAGTTCGTTCTGAACTGTTTCACATTGTAACCTGAGCGACGAGTGTTCCATAACAGCATACCTGTTGGGTATAGAGTTGGTTCAGGTGCATCAAGGTCAGTATAACTGCTATCTAACAGGCTTGCAATAGATACAATTGGATCATCAGTCGGGCTAATTGAACCCGATGTTGCCCAACGAGCATCCGCAAATAGAACACCAGTTGAACCAACTTGGTCTGTGTTATCCAACAGAACCCATTGTGCAACAGCATCAACCAATTCCCAACGAGAAATTACCGGATAAACTTCCAGATCACTTGTGTCAATCCATAGATCACCGTATGCCAGTGCAGTTCCATCACTTTGCAGTGTTGGAGCAGAAGCAGCAATAATCGGACCTGCAGGATCGGTTGTGTTTGCGCCGGTCATAGGGAAACCAGATGAACTGAAGTTCGTTGTTCCGTATCCTACCCATGCACCGCCCTTTTGAACCATGATGTCAACTTCGTCAGTGACACTATAGAACCAGTTTGTGTTGTTTGTAGGAGCAGCAACGAGTTGTCCTTCATTTGCAGTATATGTGAACTCTCTCCAGTTTGACAACTGGGTCATGTAAATATCAGGTGTCACTCCACTAAAGTAAGTTAACACTGACGGCACGCCAACTCCGCTAAGAGCCGTCACCACAAGCACTAGATCGTTCGCCGTAGTTGCAGCGCCTAAAGCAGTTCCGAGAATCTTAACCTTATCACCAACTACATAGCCAGCTGGGCTACCGGTGCCACCTATGCTGAACGTAGTAAACCCAGATGCATTATAAGTCACGCTTGCCGTTAAACCAGTGCCGATGCCGGTGACCACGGTTGTTGCGGCATCCACGACAGACACAGTTGACATTTGACCATACTTGCATCCTGAAGTTGTGCCTGATACAAAACCAGCTGCGGCAATGAAACCATTTGATGTTCCTGTATTCACAAACACACTAGTTACTGCATCATCCATTTCTATGATGCCGCCGGCAGTATGAGTTATCTGTAACTTACCGTCAGTAGTGACACTGGCAGTAGTATACGGAATGTTTGCGCTCTGCCAAGCAGTGACGAAGGCTGTCGCCGCTGTTGGTGCGGCTGTAATGCCGACGTTTACTTGATATGGGCCTGATAGAGTGTTTGCGCTAGGCGCTGACACGTACACGTTCATGTATCCAGCTGCTACAAAAGCAGGGATTGTGTCCCCAGTAATCAATGTAGGGCCAGTGGCAAATCTTTCCCATAGATAAACCGGAGAACGAACCGTTTGCCCAGTGTATGCATACTGACCATATATTGTTCCTGCTGGGATTGCTTTTCCACCAGTTGAGTCTAGTGCGTTTGTAGCCGCCCAATCAGAATTGGCCAGAGAAACATTTTTGTTAACCCATGCGGCAACTGTTGAATTATAAACAGATACTACAGGATTCAATCCAATACCAGCTGCGCCAACCTTAATCCAGACTGAGCCAGTTGGTCTCGGGGCAGTCTGCCCTGTCTGCCATAGCGGCATTTGAGCCGAAGTACCATACGACATATATGGTCTGTTGTATGCACCTGCGGTGATGCCGACATCAGCAAGAACAGTACCTGACCCGGCAGTAATCGTAATGGAATTATTAGTTGTATACAGACACAACTTGCTATCTACGACAGCAGCAGAAAGGTCAGCCCAACCTAATGAATTAATTAGCACTGCAATGCCAGAATTATCTGTGGCTACAGCAGTGATGAGTGCCTGCGGCACTGTAGGAACAACGTTGTAGGCACCAAGAGAAATAGTAAATGTTCCTGATGTTGACACTGGATTGGCGGTGCCCTGAACTGTTGGTAATGACATTCTCCAGCCAGGTGATCCAACTTGAACCCATTCATTACCTGCGTTTTTATAGAAGTACTCAGGGCTAGATATTGGCGTTCCAGTAAGTTGAATGGCATTCACGGCATAGTCACCGATATTACCTAAACTTGCGTTTGGTACACCAGCAGTTAGATTAGCAGAATCAGTAATTACAATTGGTAATTTATTTGCGAATGTTCCTGTAGTGGCATTGAACTCATAGATACCCCAAGTTGATGTTGTGGTGTCAAACCATGCAGTTCCGTTGTCTGGCGCGCCAGTTGGTCGACCAGTGTTACCAACTAAACTTGATAGATCAATGTCCGCACGAAGAACATACACGCGATTAGAAATACCTAATGCTGAGTATGCCGCTAACAAACCGTATTCATTGAGTTCATATCCTTGAATAGGTGTTCCGTTTGTTGTGTTGTAGAAGAAAGGTGAACCGTAAAGATTAACCAAATCTCGCTGACTTGTAACTTGATACAACTTGCCGGCATTAGCAGCGGTTGTTGCAGCAGCAACAGCCGTTCCTGAGGCATCAGCTTTGTTTTGTGCTGTGGCCAATACGACAAGTGGAATTGAGCCAGATGGGGCTGGAAGATACTGACTTTGGTCAGTGATAACGACTTCTACGCCTGGTGATGTTAATGCCATTTTATTTTTCCTTTAAGTAATATTATGAGGGTTACACCCTAAATGCATACTAATATTTATCATTTTGTTGAAAAAAGCGTCTGTAATAACAGAAATGGTACCTTCCGAAGGTTTCTGATAAATATTGAATGAGACCTATCTGTCAGCAGTGTAACAAGAACTTTCGTGCTGTGAATTACCATGCGGCAGGTGTTATTCACTACCGAAGCAGGTGTGATGAGTGCAACAGGAAGAATGCCAAGATGGGTCCACGGAGGCCGCAGTGGACGCGGAGCAAGTATAAGAAGAAGGTGGTGTGTGATCTATGCGGCTTTCATGCCGTGTATCCGAGCCAACTTACTGTCTTTCACATCGACGGTAAGTTGGAGAATATTGATCTGGCAAATCTGAGGACGATCTGCCTATGTTGCGTTGAGGTTGTCAAACGCAAGCAGGTTACTTGGAAGCGGGGCGACTTGATAGTTGATTGAGGATTGCGTCTACACTTGAGTAGAGTGTTTCCAGGGTATCATCATTGGTCAGATGGTAGTCATATTTCAGGCCGACCGATGAATACTCACTGGCATGAACCTTGTGCTTGTCCAATACTGCTTTACCAATGGCCCATCCGCAGTTTCCGTCTGGACCTTTATTATAATCTGATGCTGCTTTGTACCATTCGGGTTCTGGGCCACGGCGAACTCTAATAGTGGTGCCACCGACTTGCTTGATACACTTCAATTCGTTTTTGAATCTGGAATCTGTGATGACAATATCATCAGCCGTTGATCGTAGTTGATTTTCTACACTGGCGACCCATATATCGTTATGAAAGTGCATACGACACACCTCAGTTCCCCATTGTTGGAGAACCCATCTCGGTGTCAGGTGCTTGATCTTCAGTCGTTTTGCCCACCAGGTATCGACCTGATCACGCCATGCTCTGCTCTCCGGAGTAAGGCCGTCGAGCATTTCTCGGTCCCAACTAAAGACAGCGCCCACTGCGTCTTTGAGGGTTGAGGCAAAGCTCATTTTCTTGAAGTTGTATTTGGTGATTAGATAGTCGGCGACTGAATCCTTACCGCTGCCGATGAAACCGCTCACTGATATTATTTTGTTCATGCTACTCCTGGTGAACATTGATTATACAATATTCTCAGTGGAAAAGCAAGAATTATTTTAACCAATTACCCAGGTAAGTGGAGCGGAATAATCAACGAAGCGGCGGAGGTCTTCCAATAAGTCTGTTTTCATCTTCTCTCCTTCGGCCTTCATTGCCGCGCCATTGAGTGAAGTACCACCGCCAGGTCCTGCGATCATGGCGAACTTTTCACGGGCTTGACCTATCATCACCTTGAGTTCGGCAAGTGTCCAATCCATGATCCAAACACCTGATCCGTGGTCTTTCAGCAGAACTTCTTCTGGTTTCAGAACGTCGGCCCAGATGAGAATCTTCTCACCAGTTGCCTTAGGGTCACGCACAATACGCATCACCTTAGTAACTGGATTGAACGTGTAGATGACATAGCCACCGAACATTCTTGCTGCCAGTTCAACATATCCTGCATAGAAATCATACGTGGCCAGACCACCAGCGGCGTTGTAGTTCAGCAGATAAGTGTTTAGTATGGCGCTACTGAATGGATCAAATGACGAAGAAGCCGGTCCTGTATCAAGCCCAACGGTGCGTCTGAACAATGATCGAATGTTGATGAACTGCTCCGGAAGGGTGTATGTATCCACATCTTTTTCTGTGGTGAACAGGGTGTAAGTTTCTTCTGTGGAGTTTTGAGCCCGTTGCCTATACACTCTTATGGCATATTGATATGCCGCTTCGTAGTGTGTAGGGTCAAGTTCAATGTCAACGATGCCTGAACCCAACCTGTAGCCCAGGTTGGAAAACATCTCTTGTTTTAGTTCGTCTAATGTAAGTCCTGAGGCCATAGTGTTTCCCTGATAATCTATTTATCAGAGAAGGAGCCATGGCTAATGTTGTTGAAGTAGGGCCCAGGTGAGCCATTGTCGGAATGCGCCATATACTTTTTCGGCTTCCTGTTCGCTTCCGATAGAAACACCACGGACAACAAACCGATCGTTCTCAATCCGCAGCATTTCGGAGTCGCCCATCTTGAAAGTTATTGCACCCATTAGTTTATCCGTGGTGTCCGTTCCCATTAGATATCGCCTTCTTTGCGGTTCTCGCTGGCATCAATTGAAAAGACACCGCCCGGATATCTCGGCATCAGCTTTTCCATGTTCCGGACAATCACTTCCTCTTGTGATACGCCCAGTGCCCGGCATGTATTTGTCCAATACCAGATTACATCACCCAGTTCCTTGACAAGGTGGTCGTGAACCTCTTGGGTCAATTCCTTACCATGAAACACAACCTTCTTGATAATCTCCGAAAACTCACCTGCTTCACCACACATGCCCATGGCACCGGTCAGCAGCAGTGGCACATTCACATCAGAGTTGACCTCAACCCGATGAACGGAGTTGATAAAAGAGGGAAGGTCATTGCTTGCCGGGCTTGTTATGGCCTCGACAAATTCAGCGTACTTATTCAGATCAATCATGTTATTCCTAAAATGATATTTTACACTATTCAGGGAGAGAACACAAGAAAATAGGCGAAGGAATAGGGGCCGAAGCCCCCATTTCCTTTTTACCAAGCCTTGACTATAATCGTTCGCTCGTTGCTACGACCCTTCGGTGTAATACCAACTGACTTGATTGACTCAAAGAATTTACGACCAGCAGGCTTGCTGCCCATAACTTCCTTCAGTTGCTCAGCCGGCTTGCGGAGAGTTTTCGTCTGGCTCTTCACAGAATCAAACCCAAGAATCGTTGTTCCCTTGACCGTCAATGTCTTGGAGTAATCGTCAGCAACCAAATAGGTCAACTTACGCAACTGGGTATCGTACAGATACGCCTCAGAGCATCCATGCAGTTTCACCGGAGACACACTGATCAGATCCAACTTCATTGCAGGATCCTTGAACGCCTTCAGAAACTTCATCTTGGCGACTTGCTTCTCCACCGGAACTGCCTTGCGGGCACGGGGAGCCTTCGCTGCCTTCTTGACGCTGATGTAACTATTCAGGTCACTCAGAACCAATTCAATGAATTTGATGGTGTTCTTGATTTGTTGCTTGGAGTAATGAGCATACGCCTGAACCAATTGAGCGTCCTTGCCTTCAAGGAGTTCCTTCATTTCGTTCAGTTTCTTCGTCCAAACTTCGGTGATCATGCTGATGTGATGAGGCAGCACATTCTTCTTGGAGACTTCATCCATAGGACGAAGGGAATGCTTTGTCGGGGAACCAGCAAGGAAGTATTCGTCAAAGAGACCTTCAAGTTCACCTGCGGCTTCACGCGCCTTTTCGCGCATCGTTTCCTGGATGTTGCTCTTTGCTGTGGCAACTTGATCCGGAGACTTTGTTGTTTTGCCGAACTGACTGACGCCCTTTACTTCGGGCTTGTGAATTGTTTGAAGCAACCTGGTGATTTCGTTCTCCAGTGCCAGCATTTCATGTTCAGTCAGATCCAGACCGCGCAGAACCATACGAGACAGCCACGCGAAAGTGGGCAGACGGAATTCAGCATCGTCAACTTTACGCATGACCTTGCCGTCGGCAACGCGATCATGGAAGTCAAGATAAGTTGCCAGCATATCGCGGGCGTCTTTCTTGGAGTAGAAGCGGTGATACCAGTTCAGTGAACGGGCAATGGCAGAGCCACGATTTTCGGGCATCGGTTGTTCCGCAAATAGCGGTTCGTCGCCCATATATTTTTGATCGGCGTCACGCGGGTTTAGCGCCTTGACTTGTGAATGATCTTCGGTCTTTTTGATTTTGATTTTACGAGTTGCCATGAGTTTCCTTATGTGTCAGTATAACACTATTTAGAGAGGGTGTCAAGTATCTGGATTAACCCAAATACTGAATGTTAGCGGGGCGCACCATGGCGTACTTGCCGTCGCGTTTGATCACGACATAGCCGTGTTCGGTGATGTTGCGCTCTGCCCACGGGGGAACGTCACCGCAGTCATTGTGAACTGCGACCATGTCCCATACTTCCTCTTTGTCGTAGAGTTTGTCTTCCTTCGTGGTGTATGGTCTCCAGTTACACCATGTGAAGCGCGTCTGTGACTTCGGGTATTCGATCTGAATGACAGTGCCGGCTTTGACAAGAAACATTAG